TATGGAGAAACTGTTTCCCAAATAGGCACATTCAATCTCACATCTAAAGTATCAAATTTTACATCAAAAATACTCATTCTACAAATTTATTCCAATAGTTGCTTATAATTCTAGTTTTCAAATTCCTTTGTCCTCTTGGTATTTTCCAGCAGCAAGAACAAATCCAATATGTTTATCTGGTTCATTTATTTTTGCTATAGACAACACTACACTATCTATTTGTCTAAAATCTTTGTATTCTACAAGAAGAGCCTTGACATAAAACGGTAGAGGCATAGGCAAATTTATACAATATTTTAAACTTGTAAGAGCATACATTCTTGCAAGAACTTCCTCTTCACTTATTGTGTCGGCCTTTACTATTTTTAGAATTGTCTCTTCATCTTTACAAATAGTAATTGTTACAACTGTAGAACCCTTTGACCATATGGTAACCTCTTTTGCTGATGCAGCATTAGGGGAGTATACTAGGAAGGCGATTATTATCACCGCTAATAAATACTTCATTTTTATTTCTCCATTCTGCAATAGTTTCGATGAGCAAAGGAAGATAGTCATATTTCTCTTTTACAAACTCTTGCACAGTTCCATCTTCAGTGACAACAAGAATTACCACTTGAGTAACCCTTATGCCTGTTCTCTCACCAAACATTTCTGCATATGCCGAACCTTGGATATAGTAGTTCTCATTCCAATCGTCTGTGCGTTCTCTTGTTGAGGTCTTGAAGTCAATAATTGACAGCTTTCCCTTATAGTTCGCAATACAATCTGCTCGACCAGCAATTTTATATTTATCACTATACAGCCCGCACTCTTGAGCATATATATTATTTATATGACAAAGAGCCTTTTCTTTGAGCTGGTTAAATAAACACATAGGAAGAAAGTGTTTCTTATGCTTCTCCCACTTATTAGGCCAGTCAAGGTGTACATTGTTGAGGTAGTCTTCACACATAGCATGAACCTTCGTACCTCTTGCAGCAGCAGTTCTTGCAATGTGATTTGCGACATCCTCACCAACACGCTTACGCCACTCAAACAGTCCCTGCTTATTACGGACTGATAGAACGGTGGTGATGGATGGATACTTGTTGCCCTCTGGTGTTTCATACAGACGAACACCGTTAGTGGTTTTTGCTGAAATTTCTGGTAGAGAAATTTGGTCGTGGTCAAACATTTTAGGTTCCATTATGCTAATGCTCTAACTCTCTCTACTAAACGATCAGCCCGATTTGTGACTTGACGATACCACGCCGAATCAACCATCTCATCTGCTGCCTGATTCCAATCCCTTGTATCCACACCACGTTTCATTCCAGCAAACTTGGATAGTCTTGGACGCCCAAGGTTGAACATCATATTGGCAATCACTTGTTGAGCTTCTTCTGGCAAAATGTGAAAGTCTGAGTAAAGGATGTTGCAGTCTCGCAAGACGCTTTGGATATCCGACTCGAAGGCTTCAGCGACTCGCTCAGAAGAAACGGGGGTGCCCAAGTCAAGGGATTTTTCTGGGTCAAATTTCTTAACAAGATGACCGATACCAAAAGTAGCGTAACCAAGATGGTCATTATAAATCTTATACTCACATCCTTCATCCACTTCCAATTGTTCTCTAAGTTGTTCAATGTTCATTTTGTTTCTCCGGCAAATTAACATTAGCTGTTAGGATTCTGCTCTCTCCATCACCAGAGAAAGGCATCACTACATAATTTAACCAAGATGGAAACATAATCATTTTTCCAACTTCTGGTTTAAGATATTGTTCTGTGACAGGTTTTAAAAATGAGGCTTCATTGATACTTCCCCATGAGAGGTGTGTGTATCCCCCATTGGTTACTTCTTCTTTGCCATCATCGAAAGTGCCATAATCGGCAAACTCAACCTTTCCAGCAACTTGTTCTGGCACTTTGAGATATAGAATACAAGACAACTCTCCATCTGTATTGCCTTGTTGAGTAGTACCAGAAAAAATTCTTTCAATGCTCATGGAATGCATTTTAGGATTGTATTCTCTGTGTTCATCACCTGTGATCGATGGAGCATATTCAGACGCTTTTTCATTAGTGACAATATCGATATTAGCTTCCTTCATGTAGGTATTACTCAACCTACAGATATAATCACCAAACATCTTTCCCACATAATCAAGTGTATGGGAAAACTTGATTGGTCCTTTAGCACGGTCCATAGCATCAATTAGTTCATCGTCTATATGTGTATTAAGTTCTTCAATCACTTCACTGTCGAAACCAACAGACATGAAACTTACTGCTGGTTTTGTATTAAATGATATATCCATTTTATTCCATTCCTATTCCCATTTTGGTCTTGTTGATTAGATAACTACGCACAAAGCCAGACCGAACAATGTCACCAATAGTGAACTCTGTACAATTGAATTCTTTCATCTCTTCTAGTATTCTTAGAAAATCATGTAAACCATTTTTCTCGTTTGTCCTTTGTAAATCTGATTGAGCAAAATCACCACAAAATATAATTTTAGAATCTTGACCTATTCTGGTGATAATCGTATCTAGCTCATGAAAATTTAAATTCTGGCATTCATCTACTATAATGATACTATTATCAAATGTCAACCCCCTTAGAAAAGAAGTTGATAGAAAATATAAAGATGACTGAGCCTTCAACTTAGGATATAGAGAATTGAACGCTGTTTCATTTGGCATCTTGAACATGAACTGAACCATATTCTGATACGGCACTTGATACAGTGCAGACTTATCTTCCTCATCACCCGGTAAGAATCCAATCTCTCTTGTTGGGATAAGAGAACGCACCAAAATAACTTTGTCATATGGTTTCTTTAAATCCATTACATCCTGCAAAGCAAGATACAATGAGACAAAAGTTTTACCTGTTCCAGCCGCACCAAATAGAAATTGGTTTTGTCCTTTTTTCCATGTATCAAATATAACCTTTT